TATTCTGTGAGAAAGCAAAAAACTTATTGCATTCCCTAGAGAATTGTGTTATAAATGAAGTTCGACTAGATAAAGAACCTCAATTTATAGATGATGTTAAAGAAAGGCTAGGCAATACCGTACCACAAATAGTAATTAATGGTCTCCACATTGGGGGCTATGATCATTTAGTTGAATACGTAGATACATGGAGTTAATAGAAGTATTCTTCCTGTTGATAGGCATAATACTATTTCAGTCTTATCAGCTATGGAAGTTAGATAAGAAGGCCGACGAATTACTTGACATAGTAATCGGCCTTCATATGGGTGAACTTGAAATAACAAAGGTAGAACATGATGAGTACTAATATATACATTGACGGAGACATTCTAGTATACCAGTCTATTTGGGGTGCTACAAGTAACAAAGATATTAAGAAAAAGTTAGACCAAACAATAACTAATATAATGTCAGACCTACAAGGCGGTAATGGCATGATAGCTATCAAAGGTATAGGTAACTTTAGAAAGGATATTTACTCACCATACAAAGGTAATAGAAAGAAAGAGTTAACTCAAGAAGAAAAGGACTTCTTTGAATATGCTTACAACTATTTAAAAGATAGTTGGAAAGCAGTAACAGCAGATGATATGGAAGCAGATGATCTGTTAGCTATATGGCAAACAAAAGATCCTGGTATTATAGTAAGTATAGATAAAGATATGTTACAAGTACCAGGGCTACACTATAATACAAGAAGAAAGGATTATACTAATATATCTGAAGAAGAAGCTTCATTGTTATTACATACTCAAGTAATGATGGGTGATTCTACAGATAATATTCCTGGGCTTAGAGGTATAGGTAAAGTTAAAGCAGCTAAAGTATTAGTTAATGTACCTATGAATCAACACTTAAATAAAGTAAAAGACTTTTGGAAAGAACAGTATGGTAGAGGTTGGGAAGACAATATGCAACTCAACATGGATCTTATATACTTAAGGAGAACACTTGATGATCGCTATGATATCCGAACAGGACGAAGAGCTGTTGAAGACTTACAACATAAGAGTGGAAAAGAATTGGAATCATCCAGACGAGTATCAAGCGACATTCGTGAAGGGTTGGGTGAATCTAATGACAACTGGGGAGACGAGAGAACAAGCAGTATATAGACTAAAAGAAATACTTGCAGCAGAAATCTTAATTAACAATCCTAAATTAAGTGTGGAATCTGCATTTGAACAATTAATAATGTGTAACAAGCTAGGAGTATAGCGATGGGTAGAATAATTAGAAAGACTAACTGTGATTCTTGTGGTTCATCTAATAATAAATGTGAATACGATGATGGGTCTACATGGTGTTTCACTCCAGACTGTGAAGGTAACAAGAAAGCATTTGCTAAGAAAGAAGAAAATACTGTTGTACCAATAAAGTCTTTACCCTTTGGTACATCAGCTGAACGTAATATATCTACTAAGATATGTGAGATGTTTGGTGTTACAAGAGAAGTATCCTCTGATGGAGGTACTAGTGCCGTATACTACCCTTACTATGAGAACAATGTAGTAGTAGGTAGTAAGAAAAGATTATTCCCTAAAGACTTTAGAGTAGAAGGAAGACTACCTCTTACTTTATTCGGTCAGAATATATTTGCTGGAGGTGGTAAGCGTATTGTTATTACTGAAGGTGAAGAAGATACTCTTGCTGTAGCAGAAGCATATAGTAAGTATAACACAGGTATAATTTATCCTGTAGTCTCTATACCTTCTGCATCTAACTTAAAGGCAGTAGTAGAGAACCGAGATTACCTTAGATCATTTGAAGAAGTTATACTATTCATAGATACAGATGAAGCAGGTGATATAGCGGTAGATAAGCTAGCTAATGCTATTGGCTTTGATAAAGTAAAGGTAGCTAAGACACAACACAAAGATGCATCAGAAGCTTTAACTAACACAGGACATATGGCATTACTCAGAGGTATATGGGATGCACAACAATACAGTCCTCAAGGTATTATTACTGGTGAAGATCTGTGGAGTAAGTTAGTAGAATATAATGAGATAGAATCTTTACCTTACCCGGAGTGTTTCTCAGGACTTAATGATAAGATTAAAGGTATGAGGCTAGGTGAAATAAGCTTATGGGTTTCTGGTACTGGTGCAGGTAAATCTACTATGCTAAGAGAAATAGTATTAGATATAATTGATAAGACTAATGAAAAGATAGGTATCATTGCACTCGAAGAAAGTCCCGCTGAAACTACTAGAAAGCTAGCTGGCATGGTTATAAACAAGAATCCAGCTGCAGATAAGATAGAGCTAGATGAACTAAGAGTAGGCTTCGATAAGTTTAAAGATAGAGTACTAGTATTAGATCACTGTGGTTCTATGTCTAATGGTATTATATCTCAGCTAGAATACATGGCTTTATCTGGGTGTAAGTACTTGTTCATTGACCATATAACTATACTAGTATCTGAAGGCTCCGATGGGCTAACGGGTAACGAAGCTATAGATAAAGTAATGAATGATCTACTAAGAATAACCAAGCAACATAACGTGTGGATAGGCCTAGTGTCTCACTTAAGAAAGATGGGTACAGCAGGTCAATCATTTGAAGAAGGTAGATTACCTACTGTAGATGATATACGTGGTTCTGGTTCTATCAAACAAATATCTCACGATATACTAGCCTTTGCTCGTAATATAACTGCAGAGAAAGAAGAAGAAAGAAACACAATCAGACTATCAGTATTAAAATCAAGATATACTGGTAAGACAGGTCCAGCAGGTACTTGTAAGTTTGATTATGAAACAGGCAGATTACACGATGGATTATACGATGATATGTTAGACGGCCTTAATATATAATTGAAGTCCATTATTAAAAGGGAATACCTAAATGGAAGATAACTTGAAAGACCCTCTAAATGAAGTGGTGGATTATCTAATAACAAAAGTTTCTAGTGTAAATATGAATAACCCTAAAGCAAATAAGGGTGCTCAGATTTTACGTACTATATCTAGCTTTAAAGAGAGCTTACCTAATATAGTACAAGTAGCTTTCGATAAGATGTCCTCTAACTTTACTAGAGAATATCCTGAACAACCTATAGGTCTAGCTAAAGTTACACAAGTAAGTACAGGTATTGGTGAACACGTATTCACTAGATACTTCAATGCTAAGTGTAGCTTTCATCAGTCAATAAGGACAGGTGACTTAGTGCTAGAAGCCTATGTACAATCAGGCTTTATTACAGTTAAAAGGGCAGAAGGCTTTGGCGCTTACAATGCTCAAGCACCTTATATGATTGAACCAACAGACCGTTGGGAAGAGATAGGTGAGTTTAAACTTATTGAGAGCAAAGGATTACTCGTATATACAGTAGATGTGATACCTGAAGCTATAAGTAATATAATGCAACCTAAGAATTACCCTTTAATAAAACGATGGGGTATATCAGCACCTCAAGAACAGAAAGATAAGTTTAATAATGTTTATATTGACTCATCTTTTGTTAGAGCAGCTAATAATCTACAACAAACCTCCTGGAAGATAAACCCAAAGGTATTAGATGTTCTTATAGATAAGATAGAAGATATACTACCTGAAGATACACCTATGTATAAAGATGCTATACCTAAATCAGTATTAAAGACTGCATATGAAAAGTATCAGAAGAACCCTTCTTCAGCTAACAAACAAGCATACAATACTATAGCTAAAGAATGGGAAAAGACTTTAAGACCTCTACAAGTTAGAGCTAAACGTGCAGAGATTAAAACTACTTTAGGTAAGGCTAAACAACTAGCTGAATGGCCTAGATTTTATTCTTTAGTAGATCTAGATTACAGAGGTAGAGTATACTACAAAGAACCTTACATGAACTATCAAGGTAACGATATGGCTAGAGGGCTTATGTCCTTCAGTGAATCTAAATTAATTGATGGTGAAGGTAAGAGAGCTTTAGCTATACACACAGCTAACTCTTACAATGAGAAGTATGATGTAAATAAAATACCTAGCTGGGTAGAAGAAGACTATAATGATATGCTTATTAAAGAAGGTATAGATACCATAAGTGTAGATAAGTTTTCTCTTGAAGATAGAATAAACTGGTTTAATAATAACTGGGATCTGATAGAGAACACAGCTAACAATAGCATCTTACATAAATGTGAGAAGCCAGTAGTGTTTCTAGCTTGTTGTATAGAGTGGTGTGATATAGCTGATATGGAAGATGCAGGTGAAATGCCAACATCAAGTATACCTGTAGCTATTGACGGCACATGTAATGGTTACCAACATTCAGCCGCACTATCTAGAGATAATAAGACAGGTAATTTAGTAGCACTACAAGACAGTGCAGTACCACATGACTTATATGTTAAGGTAGCTCAAAAGATAGTTGAGTTAGCTCCTGATTTCTTTGTAAACAGACCTATGTCTTATGCAGAGATACGTAAGTTAATCTCTAAGAGAGCTACAATGACAAGAGCCTACTCTGCAGGAGCACAAACAATAGCTGAATCAATGTATTCTGATTGTGTACAGGCTGGCGCAGATGAACAGTATAATATAACTCAAATAGATTGTGATGAGTTAGCTCCACATATACTTAAGGCTATTGAACATGTGTGTCCTGGTTCTCAGACAACAATGAAGTTCCTACAAGACTTAGCGCAATGGGAGCTAGGTACTTTCGAGTATCAAGACCCTGATGGTAATAAGATATCTAACTCTACTATAAGTAAGTATAAGAAAGAAGCTCGTATAGCTAACAAAGAACAAAGAGCTAACCCTACTGTAGAAAACACACTAGTATTAAACAAGATTAACTCTAAGTTATCTGAGTGTAAACTAGTATTAGTTAAAGGATATGCAGGTGATGACATACGTTGGATGACTAAGTCAGGCTTCCCTGTTATATACAAAGTTAATGCTACACGACAAGACACTTGTAAGTCTACCTTACGTGGTGTAATTGGTGGTGCATCTAAACAACCAGGGCGTATCAATCACGTAGCTAAGATATACTTAGATACAACAAACAGAAGAGAAGCTAGCGCAGGTATCTCTCCTAACTACATTCATTCACAAGATGCTACTCACATGGCACTAGTGATAGATAAATTCGGTATCAACTTCGGTGCAGTACATGATAGCTTTAGTTGCCATGCCTCTGATGTTGAATTATTAAAACAAATAACACAAGAAAAATTCGTTGAGATGTACAGCAACGATAACCCCTTGGAAGCAGTTAAAGATTGTGTAACAAATAATAACTGCACCATAGAAGTACCAGAGCTTGGTGACCTAGATATATTCGAAGTCATTGGTTCACGTAACTTCTTTTCATAGGTGAAACATGACAAACAAAACTCATTACAATTGGTTTGCTTTGCGTGATCGGTACTTACTTAGTAAAAATAAAAAACCACTAATGACTGATGAACGCTACTGTGAGATTGAAGGTATTGACCCCGATACTTATGCATACAACAGAGAGAATATGCGTGATTATTTTATTAGTAAACAAGATGATGCCAATATAGGTGCAGAACAGTATGATCTATTCTTAGCACACAACGGTATATTAGAAACAAAGGAAGAAGAACATGGAAGATAGACCAAAGAAATCCTATAATATAGGTGCAGAAATGTATAGACAAGGGATAATTCCTATGGAATCAGAAATGAATATGGATGATATGGAATTAATAGAAGAGTTAGATCTAAGTCCTAGTTTAGCTTACACACCTAGTATTAACAAAGCTGCAGCTGAAGCTCAACGTCAACGTAACATTAGAAATGGTATGACAGAAGGGCTTACTAAAAGTAAGGCAATAAAAGTAGCTGATAAAGCTTATAACGAAGCTAGAAAACTGGCTAGAAAAATAATGAGATAAAATAAAATTACCCCCAAAGTACTATTATGTACTCTGGGGGTATTTAAGTTTAAGCAGGCACCATATGAGTTATCTCATTAGATGCTCCTACTAGTTGATTAATCACATTATTATCAGATGAAGAATCTTTAGTCATAGTATTAAGTAAACCACTTGTTGCTAAAGTAGCTTCTTCACCATACTTAACATTATGTCTAGCCATACTATTTTTAGATGGTTTAATATCAGAAGGTAATTTTCTATAAGCTTCTTTTAAAGATGGATGAGCTTGTTCACCTCTATATAATAAACCAGAACTACCTCTCATTATATCCACTAAAGCAAGAAGATCTTTACCTTCAACTCTATTAAATTCTCTATCTTTAGCATTAGATTCAGTAGGAGGTAACCAACCATGATTACCTGCAGCCTCTAATATCGCTTTATTTCTTAGATTACTTCTAATAACACTTTTTCTTTTAGATTCACTTCTAGCTAATTGATAAGGTTCAAACATAGTAGAGGTTCTATTATTGTCTATAGATAAATCAGGATCTTCTACTGTAGCCTGAGAATCTGCACCATAAACATTATCATACATCTTATCAAAGTAACCAGTAAGCCCATGGAAAGAATTATTATTGTTTTCTTCACCTAAAAATCTTGTTCCTATATTAGCTCCTGTTTTACCGTATTTATCTTTAACTTCATTTAATCTTTCGTTATAAGTGTTAACTACTTTAGACATCATACTTGGAGCTTGTGCAGCAAAAGCTGGTATGGCTATATTATTATAAGCATTTATAGCTAACAAGTGCCCTTCTGCTCCTGTTATTAAGGCATCATGTATAGCAATAGCTTGTACTGGGTTACCTTTAAATCCACCATCTGGACTATTCATAGCTAACATAGCTAAAGTCATTATAGTAGAATCTCCGCCTTGTATAACATCAACAGGCCAGGAGTTTCTTTGTTTAGTTCCAGGTCTATATTGATAAAGCTCTTCACCTTCCAATCTAGCATCAGCTGCTCCTGCATAGTCTGTTTGAATAGTACCTCTAGGTATATTCATACCTGCTATTCTATCGGTTTTAATATTAAGACCATCTACTACTTGATCATTAACACTTCTCTCTAACTCTGGAGAAATATTACTTGCAGATAATTGCTGAGTACCTCCAAACATATTAGTAATAGTAGAAGGAGCATTAATAGCTGCCATAGCAGTGCCTAGAGCTCTCATAGCAGTCTGATAACCATTAAGCTTACTCATATGTTTTTCCATAGAGAAAGTATACAGATCCGTCATATCATTAAGCATACGCATATCATTACCTGCATAGGTTGCTCTTACTTCAGCCCAAGCTTCATTTAATTTAGGATTATTCACTGCTGCTTTATTTATTTTACTGAAAAAGTCTTCGGCTTCTGAATACATTTTTTGAGCTATCTTACCATAAAGACCTGCTACAACAAGTCCTCTAGAATAATCTTTAGCAGCACCAACTTCTCCTCTTGCTTCAGTTAAAGAGTTAAATAAATTAGCCCAAACTTGTTTGTACGGTCCATCATCTACTGAAGAAAAAGTAAGTTCAATATCTTGATCTATACTACTATATATTTTTTCACGTAAGCTCCCGTCCATTTCTTTATTATCATCTAATATATCTGGAAGCAGACCTAAGATTTCTGCACTGTTACTATCACCTATAATAATAGAGATTAAGCCTGCATTAGATTGTCTAGCATCAGACTCCATCATGTTTTGTAATCTAATATGTTGACCTTGGGGTGTAACTGATATTTGATATGCATCTATTAATACAGAACTTGGATATTGCCATTCACCTTTTTCTGTCATCCAAGGATTATTCCTTGCAAAATCATCTAAAGTATTATTGTTATTAGAATCTATTAATTGTTTACCTAAAACAGAAGCTTTACTTAAATTATTAGAACCAAAGTTAATATAATCTAAAGGCACCCATTTGGATAAAGGTTTATTATTTAGATTACTTCTAGAGAAATTTTTTGCAGAAGCAGGATCAATATGCTTTGCCATTTGTGCACCAAGATTATAATAAAAGTTAAGAGCTTGATATTTAGCAGGGTTACTAGACTTAAGGTTATATAATTTTCTTTGTATTAATTGCCCACGAGAAATACCTTTAAGTTCTTTAGTGTCAAGGTATATTTTTCTAGCTTCATTAACTACTGCAGGTGCACCTAAAGACCACAATCCTGAATTGCTATCTATTCTAATAGGTTGTGTTCCTTCAAAACTAAAAGAAGTTCTTGTAGTACCTTTTTGATTCATAATACTAAGGTTATTAGATATATGAAAGTATCTTAAGGTAGCAGGAGATTGTTTAGTTATTAAATAGCTAGGCATGCTTTCAGTAGATCTAACCTGTATATCATCCATTTCCTTTTTTAATTGACCCATTTTTTGTTGTATTATTTGTTGAGCCTTTCTATTTCCGTGTTTCTTAATTAACTTCTCTTTATAAACAGGGTCTAACTCAGATAGTGTACTTTGGAAAGGACTATTATTATCAATTCCTTTTGTTAGACTACTATACATTTTTTGTTGCATAGAATAAAGGACAGGGTTAACACCAATAGGTATGCTTCCTTGTAATTGCATAAAAGTTTCAGCAGCATTTGTAGACTTAACAGATCCTTTTTTATCCATAAAAACTTTTTTTACTGCATCACTTAATACGCTTTCAGTCATTGCAGGAAACTTAGGTGCTTTAAGACTAGTAACAACTGACCTTCTGCTAGACACATCATACACATTAGCTACTTTTGAAGCTGAAGCCATATTCAAAGTTAACTGATCACCTAATAAAGGTATTACCTTACCTTTTTTACTTCTAGCCCACTTAATTTGACCTTGATCTGTAAGATCTTTAATGAAAGTCATAGCGTTATCTCTAGTTCTTTGTACATCAAATGAACTAGGTGTTTGTCCTTCAGGTGTAGATAACCTAATCATATCATCAGTAACAGAAGTTACCATTTGATTTAACATAGGTTCTCCAGATTCAAACACTTCTTTAACTGGATTATCAATTCTATTTTTTAAAGGTATTTCTTTTTCTGCACCAATATCTGTATCATAATCATCCATAAAATCTGTTTTAGCATCTTCTATAGTATTCATAGTGTTTAAAAATTTTCTTTTGTCTATACCATGTAATAAATTAGCGCCAGCTATAGTAAGAATAGGTTGTGTAGATGCTCTAGCTTCTTCTTGTAGAGGCGCAACATTACCTAATTGCTCTGCCCAAGCAGAACCTTTTACATTAAACCTATTAACTAAGGTATTACCAAAGTTAATAAGAGCAGCAGCATCATCTGCATCATAATTTATTTTTTGCAAATTATTTTCTGGAGCTGCTACAGACTCTACTTGTTCTTGTAAAGAAGTTTTTAATATACCTTGACTTGGTTCTCCTCTTTCATTAAACATTAAAGGAGGAGTGCTTGGTGTAGCTATTTGTGCTTCAGTAGATCTATTAAATTCCTGTTGATTACTTATTATCTGTTCAGGAGTAAGTAAAGCTTGTTGTTCTACTCCTACATTATCTGTAGGTGTATCTGCAACCAAAGCCCCTACTCCAGCACTTTGAGGTGCTACAGCAGGTACTTCATTACTAAGATTAATATTATCCATAATATCATCTGTGTTACCATATACTGGTTGTGCCAGATTTTGTTGTATATTAGGATCATATTTTGGTTGTACAGGCTTTCCATCTGTCGGAAGCCCAACTTGTTGTTGTATGTTCAACATTTTATTTTATCTCTCTTTGTTAGCTTTGTTTAACAATTCTATTAACGGATCTTTAGTTACAGAAAGGCTACCAATAAACGGTAACATTCCTACTGCTCTTTCAGCAGATCTTTCTCCTCCAGCATTAAAGGCTTTTATATCTGATTGCATAACACCTAATGAAGGAGCTATACCAGCTGCTTCTAAAGTACTAGCCATTATGGCATTGTCTCCAGCTACTGCAGCTTTAGCTCCTTTACTCCATATGCTATTTAACTCTTCTAATAGTAACTCTGGTGTTCCTAAGAAACCAGTGTAGTTAATAGCTCTATAAGTAGCTGATCTAAAGAAGTCTTCATCTTCGTCTTCAATCCAATCAGGTGTTTCTCCATAAGTAACCATGTCTTTAAATGCTTGAGCTAAATAAGCTGTCATCATAATAGTTATAACAGAACTAAATGTATTATAAGAAGTGCCAGGAGGTGCTGTCTTAGTATAGTTGTTCCATAGATTAGGAGTTATATTAGCTGTAACGTGAGCTAAAAATCTTTTAAATTGACTAAAGGGTCTAAACACTTCAGATTCAAATATAGCTGGCGTAGAACCTGGTTGAGGTCTTGCTGAAAACTCATCAGTAAAGTTTATTTGAGCTAGTCTTATTTGTTCTGACAAGAAAGAAGCATCATTAATATTTTTACCTGTTGCTTCTATGATATCTTCGTTTAAGTCACCATATTTTTTAATCATAGTAATTAATTTATCTGGATCTAAACCATAACTGTTAAGTCTATCTCTAGCCCAACGACCTGTATCAGATATTGTACCTGCTTCTGTGTCTACTCTTACTTTCTCTAATAACTTACTTACAGAGTCTAACGCAAAACTCATACGAGCTCCACGTATAGCATTAGTTTGTGCTGATACTAAGTTAAGCTTATAAAATATTTTCATAGTCTTCTGCATAAAAGGAGAAGAAGTGTTAACCCCTTCTGTATACAAGATATCATTAGCTGTTACAACATGACCTGACTCTATTAATCTAGCTAAATTTTTATTACCTAAATCTCTAACGTCTACAGGTGTGTAAGGTAGACCTAATTCTGCGGGAACAGAGTAGTAGTCTGCAGTAACACCTTGTAAAAAAGCTTTAGTTGCTCTACCTAAATATTTTACTTTATCTTTACCAGATAAACCTATTGTACCGTAAAACATTTCACCTACGTTAGCGAAAGCATTCATGTCCATAAGTCTTAGAGTAGTAGTAGTAATTAAAGTGTTGTTCACTGCTCTTAAGTAAGGGTTATCTACTTTTTGATAACTTCTTTTGTAGATAGACATAAGATTAGTTGACCAAGCTGTAAGATCGTTAAAAGTATTTTCATCAATTTCACCTTCAAATTTAGCTTGATTTAATAAGTAAGCTATACTAGAACCATTTCTACCAAATCTGTCTGTTAAAACAGAATCAGATATAATTTTATCTGCTGTATTTATTATTGCAGATAGAGTATTTTTTGTTTCATACTTATCTCTAAATGATTTAGTATTAGCTAAGGGTGTACTACGTAACATTTGTAAGTCTTGTAATTGAGAATTATTATTTTTAATCCCATCAGCAATAGTTGTTGCATACTCTCTACTTATATTAATTCTATTAGAACCTAGTTGAGCTGGTTGACCTATTAAATCATTAATAAAAGATTCATCTATAGTTTTAGAGTCAAAAGAATTTAATGCAAGTAAAGCACCTTCTTCTCTTATTTGTTTAGCAGTTATTATGCCGCTGTCACCTGCTTGTTCTACTAGTCCAGCAACCACATCAGATACATAATCAATATCATCACTTAATTTTTGTTTAGCATCTACTTGTTCTTGTGTTAACAAAGAATTATCTGTTTGTAATATGGTTTCAAACTCAGATATATTTTTAACATTCAAAGATTTAAATGCTGCATTAAGTGAAGGTAATCTATTAGTTATCTGTCCTCGCTGATAATCAATTTCAGAATGAACATTAGTTCCTACAAATATAGCATCTCTATTTATTAAGCCCATAATAGTTTGTATATTATTGTTAGCCTCTCCGTTTTCTTTGAATGCATACTTATTTAATTTTCTATCTGTAGCTCTAAAAGCAGACATAGGATCTTTTAAAAACCCTTTAAAACTTTTTTTAACGTTTTGTTTAGTTGTTAAAGGAGTACTATTAAGTCCCTGTGTGTTTTCTCCTTCTGCTTTTCCTCTTATTTCTTTAGATACAGCTTGAACTGATTTTTTAATTCCACCTGATTTTTGTCTTTGATATTCTTCTATCTTACTAATAACATTACGCTTGTTAGTCTCAGGTGAATATTGAGATATAATAGCGTTAACATCATTTAAGGTTTCTAAGCCACCAGTAACTCTTCCCTGCATTGCAGCATCAAAAGTTCCACCAACAAGACCACCAGCTGCGGCGTTACGAGTAACATCTTTAGCTAACTCAGTCCAGTTAATTGTTTCAGAAGTTAATGCAGCTACACCACCTTGAGCTATTATTTCTTGTAATCCTTCAGTAACAGCCTCTCTCCCTGCCGCTCTAACAGAAGTTTTAACAAAGCTTTCGAAGCCTTGTCTTTGTAACATTTGTTTTTGTGCAAAGTCCTGTAGTGTTTTACCAGTACTATTTAAAGTGTTAGCCATGTGCTTCTTAAGTTGAGCCTCAGCTAATTCTTTTGATATACCTTTTTCATCTACTATAGATTGTACAAACAAGTCTTTACCTTCTTTAGTAAGAATATTTTTACCTGCAAGGCCAGCACCTTTTAAACCAAATGCATCTACAGTACCAACAGCTAAAGCTAGTCCTGCTGCTTGATGAGGATTCTTTTCTCCTTCAGGCATACTTTGATATATCTGTCCTACTGCTAAAGAAAAACCAACACCAATAGAACCTGTAATACCTCCTGCTACTGCTCCAGCTGGACCTGCTACAACTGCACCACCAATAGCGCCTGCCTTACCGCCAGCATATATTAAAGCTAGTTGAGGTGCAAACTCTATTACTGTTTCTGTTGCCCATTTAAAAGCATCAGCAGGACCTCTTATATCAAATAGATCTATTGAAGTATTTATACCGTTATACT